AATTAACGCTGTTGGAATATAGAGATTACTCTCTATACTGTGCTTACTTACACCATTTCGTTCTACATTGACTACTGCATTAGGCATCATATTAGTTACTAGATATTGAACTACTCTAGCAAGTTCTATATTAGAAATTGTATTACATTTTAAATCGGCAAATACTCTAGTTGTCTTAGAGTCTATACAAGTAATACAAGAACTATCTTTAGATACACCACCAGATGGATCGACACCAATAATTGGTGGATATTTAGGAACTAAGTTAGACTTAAGTGGAATTTCTTCATGGATAAGAGGCCAATCCCATTCCAAGTCTTTACATTGTTTTTCAAACCATTCTTCAGTATAACCAAGTTGTTGGTAAGTAAATTGAATATGAACAAATGTAGAGAGTTTATTAGCATCAATGATCTCTCTTAATTGTGGATATGTAAGATCATACCATTGTTCACTAAACTTAGAAGCATTGTTTAATACTGTATAAGCATACTTACCTTCGTCATTGGTTAAGAAGCCAGGAGTTGTAGTATATACTACACCAAAAGGAACATTGTTTTGTTTAGCAATTTCAATGGCCTTACTCATC